TGCATTACATAACTATTCCCTTCATAGTTATATGGAGACATGGTTGCTATTGATGACCATGAATCTGTTGAAAGGTTATAGGCATATGAATATCCAACAACTCCGCCATATCTAAGACCGGCAATACAATACCCAATTCCATTCACTGCGCCACAGTATGCAAGGCTTTTGCTTGGTCCAGAAGCACCATTGGCTCCTGTCCTTGTTTCTGAATTCCACAGGTATAGCGTACTCACACTATTGGTGTCATAATATGACACACTTCCACCCTGGACAACAAGATATTTATCAAGTTCAAAGTTTTGCGATCTGTCCGGGTAGTGATGCCCCATTACAATATCTAACCATGTGTCATTATCTGGATTGTATTCATAGGCCTTCCCGTTACCCCTTAACACATATCCACGGAATGAAGGTGTTTTTGGGGTTTTAAACCCCTTTCCAATACCAACACCACAACGTGATATTTCCCGTGTTTTAAATGGGAAATTTGCTTTCTGTTCCCATGTATCTAATGGCATTTTACCTCCTTATGAAAGCCAAGCATAAACAGATAACACCTGTTCCGTGGCAGCTTCACTTGCAATCCATTCAATTCTTCCAATATCGTCTGTTGTCGCCCAGGCAACACCTGATTCTCCGCTTGGTACAACACAAACATTTGACCCGTAACTTGTTGGATAATCTCCAACTGACCATTCAGACCCTGGCATTCTAAACGTATAAGTTACTGTGTTTTCCCCACCATTTTCTATTCTTAACATCACAGCAGCCTTTCTTTGCCCTACAACATTCTGTATATTAAGCAAGTACCAGTTTGTAGGAGCCGTGCCTTTATAGACTACAATATCAGTTGCTGGCATGTTCGCCTACAAGGCCCCTAATAGCCACGCTAGTGACTTCTGGGTGGGGGGTAGCCACTTTATACGTCTATCTTCCACGGAAGGCAAAATAAAGCCCTTACGCTTCGTCATTGACCCTCCTCCATTGGGAAAAAACCGTCAATTGATACGATACATTGCACAACATTATCGGATTTCCATTTTATAGTACAATCATCATCGCTTACACCCCAAACAGTTGAAGTATGACCTGTCAGCCCAACGTCAGCACCAACACGACACACATAAGCACCTTGAAGGAATTGTGGCCATCGTTGTGAAGGCTGGTCAACCCATCCACCGCGAAATGTGTGAATAGCTTCAAGTTCATCTACGTGCGCAACTACAAACTTTATCAAACATTTCATGCCAGTTGGTAGTATATCAGAAAGGTCTAGAATTTTCCAGTCTACCGGTGAGTACCCGAAGAAAATAGCTGTTTGTTGCATTGGCATACTACACCGACCACCCCAATACGCGAATAGTTACTGTATCAGACGTTGATTGTGACACACAGAATTGTATTTGTGCAAGGTCATTTGTTGTAACCCAAGCCATATTATATGCACCCGGTGACATGTGGCATATATGTGCTCCGGTAATTCCTGTACCGGGCTTAGATGCAACTGTGTCTTCTGGTCTACGGAAAGCAAATATCGGATAACGTGTGTAAGGATTTGAACGGTTCACAAGATTAATATCATCCTTTTCTGGTGGTGTTATAGCACGGTTTACAAGATCAGCTGATCTAACATACTGTGTTTGTTCTATTCCAAGAAGAACAAGGGTCCTTCTAAGCTTTGTCACGTCAACAAGACTAATGGTTGTCCAATCTGTTGGTGGGTATGGTCCTTCCCATACAACTGCATTACTTATATAAAATGGGACATAAAAGGAACCAGGTACGATTGATATTTCATCAGAAGGAAGGCTTCTATTGCCGAAAGAATCTACTGCTACAGCGCGAAAGTAGACCCGTGTAGCGGTAACATCAAATCGGTGTGTTGTGTTCTTTGTTTCAATTATACCACTGTAGGTTTCTGGGTCATCAACATCTATATACTGATCTACCGACCAATAAACGTTGAAAATATCGAAATCAGTGCATTCTGTACCGTCTTCATTTAAAGCTGGTATTCCAATATATAACAATACACCACCAAGCACAGATACACCTGAAAGCGTTGGTATCCCAGGTGCTACAGTATCGGTAGCAACATAAACAGATTGTTGATCAAGCCAAGGGGTTTTATTACTTGGTTGAAGCCTAGTAACGCCTTCATTTATCAGAATAACGTTCATTAAAGCACCTTCTGTATGAAATATAGGCAGTAATAAGCTGGAAGGCTATGTTGCGGGTTTAAAAGATCGTGAGAATGTTCTCCAACACTGGTTGATATTGTGTGTGTGTGATCTCCCACATCGCTAAGAAGGTAATCAGGAACGTTTGTACTGTAAAAAACAAGCGGTGTTCCTGCACGCGTTCCTGCGTGTGTATGTGCCCCACTTGCCACTACTGTATGGACATGGTTGCCAGCGGCTGACAATGAACTATGTCCCTCATTTTCTTCGCCTTCACCGGCAGTTTGTGCACCACGTAAGAACTTTAACCGTAAATCCGGTGTACCGCGTGTGCCATCACATACTACCCACCCTGGTGGGATAGTCCAAGCAGGTCCACTCCAGTGTGCAATACAACCAACTGGAGCATCTGGAGCATGAAGTGGGTTCTGTACGTACGCAATATACATAACAGTATAGTAAGGTGGAACGTTTTCTTCAAGACTTAAATTGTGTATATGATCTTCTTCACTTGTTGTATGCGTATGGTCTGAAACGGGGTCTATATTATAAGAAGCAGTACTGTGGTCTATAAATTTAGTGCCAGTTGTTACTAATGTATGTGTATGTCCACCACCACTGCTTAGTTCATGGCTGTGATTACCGGCTAACGTTGTATTAGTGTGGTTATGGTAACCAGAATCTCCGCCTATTTTTCCGGGTGGGTATGTTTTATCACCATAAGAACCGCGTATAAAGCGTCCACGCAAGTCTGGTGTACCAAAAGCGCCATCGCAGATATGCCAGCCTGCAGGAACTTCAACATCTTCACCGCGTTTAGTCCAAATGGCTATCCACATTATTCGTCACCAACGTACATAATCCATATCACATTGTAATGGGGTGGTATGTATTCACCTGTCATTGTATGCGAATGTGTATTGTCTCCAGTGCTATGTGAGTGTGTCGCTGGTATTAGCGCATAGTAAGCTCCAGTACCCATTGGTAAAGTACCGCTTCCTATATTATGTGTATGTGTGTATTCGGAAGTACTTGTATGTGAGTGTGTATATGGTTCGATAGTATGTATGCTATGCCCACCGGTTATACCTTCTTCGTTAAAGGGAACTGGGAATACGCCATCATTTAGATTCGGTGTATTGTTATTACCATTACAAACAACCCAACCTTCTGGTATATCTTCTTCTAGTCCAACCCAGGCAACTATTGTTCCTACAGGCATTTCTGGTGGCGTTCTAGGTTCCCCTGGAATTATAGAATGAAAAATAGCACGTATGATAACGTTGGCGTCTGAACTGGCCATCCAGGTTGCGATACCATAGTCATCTGTTACAACAAATAACGTTGATGCGCCATCATCTATTTTGCACGTAATTACACCAACCCCTGGTGTCTGTTGTTCAAGCTGCCATGGACGAAAGCTAACAGTTATTGCTTCATCTGATTCAACAGATAAACATAACATAGATCTTCCCTGGCCAAGTATTTGTGATATATCAAAAATAGCCCACGATTTTGGTGCTGGTCCGTCATAAAGTATGGTATTAGGGAAGGCAAATGATGCTGCTGGTTGTTCTGGTGTTGCACTAGCTTCGTTAGAAGGACCAGATATATTCCCCCAACGATCAACTGCTACTGCTACACAGTATACTTCCATAATACTGTTTATTGAATACTGTGTGTTATATACGGCTATAACATCATTGTATGTATTTGGATCTTCAATATCTATCCCTTCATTATAGCCCCAATATACAAGGAAATGGCTAAAATCCCAACAAGGTGAAGCATCTGTATTGTTTGTTGGAACCGTTAGGTTTATTACGACGAATGAAAACCCTGATACAAGTGTAATTTCAGGCGGTAAAGGAACTGTATCATCATGCCCCACGACAAGACTTTGCTGTTCCAACCAGCCTGTTTTATTTCCAGGCTGCAACCTTACACTTTCGTTCCATTGGGCTATATTTACCATTTTTTAGCCAGCTTCCTGCTTTATTACAATTAATTGAACGCCTGTAGCAGCCTTTGCTGCATCTTGGTTTTTTAAGACAAATCTTATGTATTTAGGTGTTATCGGAAGTTGTTCATAATGCACAACAACATGACCATCTTCACTGGTAAATGGTGGTTCCCACGACCAAACAGCGCCATTAATAACCCACGGCTGTGTGTCCCATGTAACACCATCAAAACTTGGAAATGCTGTTACAGTAATACCAGCTGTAGCTTCGTTGTCATAGTCAGCTATAAGACACAAGGTCATACTTGTTGCTTTTGTAAGATCTGTGGCAATACAATCATCTATATCTGTTTCTTCACCAAAACCAAGTGTCATTGGACCAAGAACAGTATTTGATAGCTTTAAAATTGGCATTATAACCTCCTATCTTTCTTCACCGGCCAGGGTTCCCTGGCAGGTCCATGCGCAAACCTTCCCAGCTGGGAGTCCGTATAATCTTAAAACCGGTTCACTTGTATAAGCATCGTGCCAAACTGCTTCACCTTGCACTGACCACTTCCAGTGATATTCTTCAACATCATGCGATGCCGGCGGAATAACTTCTAGAATAACTTCTGTCCTAAGGTCACCATTTGGAAGAACTTCGGCAAAGCTTTTTCCATAGCCACCTTGCAGTTCTGCTGGTGTATATGTTGGTGTAGTGTTTCCGCTGGATTCAATCCACCTTAACACCTGCCCAATAACGCGGTCCCTCACACCTGTTATTTCCATCTGTAATGGATCGTTTGGGGACAAACGGTAGACAATTTGACGTATTCCCATTGACTGTGTTCCAGTAGCTAATCTTGCCTGTGACACATCTACCATATCATATAGTTCTATGTCCCACCTTAACTGCATGGTAATTTCATCTGTTGCTTGAACATCATGAAGGTCCCACAGTGCTACACCGGCTAGATCCCAGGCTTCTACATATGTATCAATATAAGGCACGTCATCTTGGCCAATTGTCATTGGCCTTCTACCAAATCTTGCTATTGATTCACTATGCTGTCTATTTACTGACATCTTTTGGTTTGTATGCCTATCGTAATAGTCAACCGTAATATCATTTCGTAGGTTTTTATCCGTTAATTCTATAGATCCACTTTCAACATGATCCCTTGTGTCATCTATATTTGTTACAGGTGTTGTCTGTTCCCTGACAGGGTCAAGCACAGTTAGGTAATAATCAGATTCTGGTATTATATAAGTTGAACCGGTGCATGTATGGGCTGTAGCGCCTTTTGGCCAATACCAATAACGCACAACATATCCGGTTGGCTTTAACATGTCTTGTAGTATAGCCCAAGTTGTTTTATTTCCAACTTTTGTTGGGTAGATCATAAACTGTGGGTTATCGCGTATAAGAAGTGTTGGTGGGTTATCCATTGTTTGGTTTAATACAGATTGCATTACTGCAACAACAGATTCGCCTTCTTCTGTTCCCCATACCCATTGTCCGCGCAGTATAGCGTCTTGAATTCGCTTCCCAAGGTCACGACAATGCACATCAATTGTTCTGCTGCTTTTACTTCCACGCGGTCTTACTTCATCGCCTATTACACCATGAAACACCATTTCCCAATGCGTTATTGATGTGTTTATATTGCTTACACCAACATAAACGATAATTTCGTTGTCAGCCATTAACAATGGTTCTGGTTGATTATAAACACTTCCAGCGACCATTGGATTTAGTGAATTTGCGGTGCTATATGCTGGATAGGCGTCTTCTAGTTCCATTGTTAATGTAGATATTGGTTCATCATCAGAATGCGTAATATCAACTAGATTTACACGCCCGGATATATCCACTGTTGAATCTGTTTTACGACGAACAAGTACCTTAAACCCTTCTTTTCTAACAAATGATCTTAGTAGATTATCATATGTTAACACATTACGCATTTATACCACCAGCAGCTGCGTAACTACCGTATGCCCTTCCTGTCCCACGTAGGTTTTTCCTTTCAATCCAAGCTATAAAATCTTCTGGGTCGCGTACACCAGGGAGATTAACATCACCATAAAAGTTTATCACTGTCCCGCCTTTAATTCCAGCCGTTGTAAGTGCCTTATTATACCCTTGCACAACACGGGCTGGCATAACTATCTCCCCAGGGTGTAGCATTGCCAAACCTTCTGTTAATGCCATACCACCGCTTGCAAGCCCAAAAATACGTGATACAAGCCACCCTCCGGCTGCACCAACTACAGCTCCAACCGGTCCTCCCAGTGTGAACCCGATAGCAGCACCAGCACCAGTTGTTATCACCGGTACAACACCGCCCGAACCTGACCACCCACCACCACCGCCACCACCTGCTCCAAATACCCTGCCAACAGCTCCAACCACACCGCCAATAAGTGAGAAGATAGCGTTTATAACAGAAGACAACCCGTTCCACAGGAAGTTAAGGATGTTTTCTATTAACCCCCAAGCCATTTCCATAATAGTTTGGGCGAATTGTCCAATTCCTGTCAAGATTGTTTTTACTGCTTCACCTAGGAACGATACAACGTTAACAAGAAGTGTCCAGAAATCACGGAGCAGTGAAAAGAAGAATTCGGCTATTTGCTGCACAAGGTCCATAAGCTTTCTGCCAAATTCTGGGAATATGATTGATAATGCTATAAGGGCTGTAATTACAACTGCTATAGCTGCACCCAAAGGCCCAAATGCAGCAACAAGACCAGACCATATACTTGACATCACGCCCATAATTGACTGTAAGACACCAACGATTATATTATAGACAGTTTGAACTATTGTTACAAGAAGATTGCCTATTCCCTGTATTACTGACCATATAGCGTTCAATATACCAGTTATTACATCGTAAATTCCTTTGAATATTTTTTGGAAGAAGCTGTTTATTCCATCAAAAACACCTGTTATTCCACCTTCAACAAGATTGCCTATTCCCGAAAATAGACCATCAAGCAAAGCTTCCAACGGCTTTCCGATAAGCCAATCGAAAAGCTTCATTATTCCCCAAACTATGATGTCTTCCAGTAGACCTTTAAACCAATCGCTTATGTTAAAACCGGCTTCTTCTTCAAGCTGGCTTAGTGGTTGTCGTCTAGACCAAGGTTCTCCTGGTCTTGCCACACCCCAAGCCGCCCTAGAAAGCTTATATCCAGTTGGAACAGCAATTGATAGCAGTGAATCAAATACCTGTTCAGTTGTTTGTTGTGCCTTTTTAGCAGTTCCCAACCACGAAGAAACGAAATGTCTTACCAGTTGACTGACATGTGATCTTACTATACCAACAAATTCCTGTGCAGCTGCACTCATCTCACGTGCAAAAACAGACAGTGTACTTGATGTGTATTCAAGGTTCTGTCCAAGCAATTCAGCTTGACTATTGGTATATGATAGGATTGCATTAGCGGTATCTGCTTGATCTACAAGCGGTCTAACAAAGCTGTTAAGCGCTTTGAACAATCTAACTGTTTCATCAAAATCCCTGGCATATGTTCCAAAGAAGTTGAATAGCCAATCACCGGTCATCTGATAAAGTTCTGGTGCTTCTAGGCGCAGAACTTCAACTAAAGTCTTACCGTCAGTGCTAACACCTGTTGCAACTGGACCGCCTGCTGCATACCCACGCCATGTCTTTAATAGAAGCTGCCTTATCCATGGTATAGCCATCATCCAACGTGGGACTATAAATTCCCCAGGTTCTAGCATTGCAGGAACTATATCGCCATTACCAGACCCCGGAACAAAACCACCTGTTTGATAAGGTTGATAATAAACCGGAGACCGCATGAAGTCTGCCATAGACTTAGCAGCTTCCCGGCCTAGAAGGTTCCCTGCATCAAATATACTAGGACTATCCGCAAAACCTTGTCCAAGTGTAAGTCCAGCTGTATCAAGGCTGTCTGTAAAGCTACCAGTTAGTTCGATAGCACCAAGTTTATAAGCATCAGTTAACATGTTTACCATGTCGCTGAATGTCCCTGGTGCAACAGGAGCAACTCCAAACTTTTCTGTTAAAGCTTCATATTTGGGTGATCCTGGAACCGAAAGATCGGCACCAAGGCCTGTCTCATATCCAAAGATCATGCCCTGGTATCCCTTGTACGCAGCTATTGCGGCTGTAACAGCTGTCACAACGGCTAATAGTGCGGAGAACTGACCAGTCACCGCTGCAACGGCTGTAACCGTACCTGCAGCCCAACCAACCAACTTTACTGATACTATGGCACCCAAGGCCACTGCTAGGGCTTTAGCGCTTGTTGACCAGTCTTCAAAAGGATTTGTACCAGTAAAAGCTTTGATTATTTCGCCAATGAAATCAAGAACGCTGGCCATTGCCTTTGCTACCTGATCCAGCGCTTCCCTGATACCAAAAAGATCAACCTTCCAAGCAATCCATACAAGGCCGCCTATAACAGCCAGCTGCATTGTAGTATTACTTAGAAGGCTTAATGCTGCTTTAACGCCTATAATTAGCCCAACAACCAAGGCTAATTCTCCGAACATCTTTAAGAAGTAACGTAAGGCATCTGTATTTTGTTCAATCCATAGGCGAACAGTTTGAAGCTTGGCAACCAATGTATCTGCCCATTTCGCGGGGTCTCCGGGTATAAAAATACCAACAATAGCCCTCCAAACACCTGTTAAGGCTTCCCTAACACGTGATGTTTGGACCCGGAAAGACCCCCACATCTTATTAAAGGCTTCGTCCAACGCACCAGTTGCATCTGCTGTTTGTTGTGTTCCGGCACGTATGATCCCCATAATGGTGGCCATCTGCCGCATGTCGCCTTTTGATTTGGCATAACGTTCAATCCCTTCAACAAGACCATATTGCTGGATTAACCAAGCTTGTCCTTCTCCCTGGATTTGTCTAAATATTCTGGTTAACTGTCCAATATCTGCGCCTTCTTGATACATGCGACCAAGGACAGTTACAAGTTCTTCTAGTGGGACACCCAGCGCCCTTGCTTCATAGCCAATGTCACCAATAACTGAAGAAATTTCATTTAATGGTATCTTTGTTGAAAATAAAAGATCGGCCACACGATCTACTTCGTTGGCCGCAAGCCTGTACGTTGACATCACCTTTGCTAACTGTGAAGCTGTTGAATCTACAGCCTGGCCGCTTGCAACAGCTGCTTTGGCCGCTGTTTGGTATATACGAAACGCACTAGAAGCGTCATAACCAGAAGATACTATAACATCTACAGCTTTTGTTCCTTCCGAAGCAGCATGTCCAAACTGTATGGCCACATCTTGTACAGCTTTGCTTATACCACCCATCTGTTTTTCGCTGACATCAAGACGTGTCCAAAGCTGTCTTAGACCTGTGTCAAGTTCAACAACCGCTTTATAAGCTGTTTTTACTTCCCTGGATATTGCTTGGAAACCAACGTATGCAGAAGCTATTTTTATTGCAGACTTAGTAAGGCTGTCCATGCCTTTTGCTAAGCCATTTACGTCGCCTTTTACCTGATTAATAGCGCGCGAAGCTTCATTTCTTGCTTTTATTGTTATTGCAAGTTCTTTTGTTGCAGCCACTTACCGTTTCCTCCCAGGAGGCCTAGATTTTTGCGCTTCTTCCATCTTTTTTTGTTCTATATCCGCTACTATACCATCAAGTGCTGTCATAACTTCAACCCATAGGTTTGGCTGGTTACGCAGTCCGCCTTCTGTGTAAGTAATACCGTTTTTATACATTCCATACATTTGCAACCAAGCACCATCTTCATTGTCTATTATGTTTGCTGGACATGTATAAAGCTGTATTCTTTCTTTACCAATGTCGAAGGTTAACGGCAACTTCAGCTTAGTATTGCATGGAACGGGTGACCTTATATCGGTACACCCGTTCCTTGCTTTGCATTCAGCAGTATGCCAACGCCTGTCCATATCTTCTAGGACATGGACAAGCAATGTTAGTTTCCCAGTTCTTCCTTAGACAAAGAAGACCCGCGCGTAATGGCATCTGCTATTTCTACACGGAGATCTGCCGGTAGCCAAGATGCAAACCATTCTTTTTTCTTGTTATCCGGCCATGTGTCTTTATATTCAACGGCTTCTCCGGTTTCAGCGTCAATAAGATTTTTAACTGTGACAATACCAGCCGATAGAATGTCAAATTCACGAATATACCGTGTTCCAGGATTTAGCTCCATTTCAGTAGAAGCATCTATTTCCTGTGATTCTGCAGCTTTTTGCATTGCAGAAATTGGCATTCTAAGCTTTGGGGTGGCGTCAGACATGATCTTATTGTATAGATCATATGGAAGCCCTTTTAGAACGAACACCGTTTGATCTTTTTCATCCAAACCACGATCAGCCACTGGAATATATTCCCAACTTGAAAGCCTATTGTGTACTTTCATTTATCCCTCCTTTATTCACCAGAACCTGCAAATTCAAGTACTACTTCGTCGTCTCCAAGGTTACGAACGCAACGGAACGGGATTTCATACGTCCTGATTCCGTCACGGTCACCATACCCAACGCCGGTTAGTTGTGCCTTTGGTACCTTAAGCCTTAATGAAGCCGATGCATTAGCAATCTGATAGCTAATCTCACCAAGGACAGGGGCTTCTAGGATAGCAAACCAATCATGGTCTGATATATTGGTAAGTTCGGGGTCAAACTTGCCTTCTGGGTTCCTATCGGCCAGCACAATCTCACTTACAGCGTCCTTGGCTGTAATAGAAGGCGAAGCTACTACATCCCAGTTCATATTGACATTAAGGTTGTTCACAACAGGAATGGGGTCCTGATTCATAGCAACAAGGATTCCACCCATGCACTTCATTGGTGGCACTCCAAGATCAACCCATTCTGTTGGAATGGCGCTGTCTACAGGAGCCTGGTAAAGACCCCGCATGGTAAACGTAGCAACAGCGAATTCTCCAGCAGTAAAATCAAATTCAACGTTACCACGACAACCGGGGATCTTCCAAAGGTGTCCATCGTAATTGACATAGATTGTGCATGAACCCATACCAGTGCTTACCGGGGTCCAACAACCGGATGCTGTTTCATCAAACCCGCATGCTTGAAGTAACGCAACAAATGGATCGATTGGTTTTGTTTTGTCTTCTCCAGCCGATAGTTGGATCTCCCAACTGAAAGATACTTCAACATTCTTTTTACCAGCCCTTCCTTCACGTGGAGAAAGACTGGCATCCATTGCCCGTGGATCGTTAAACGTAATGTCGGGGTTAACTTCTACATCATATACGGCAATAAAATCTTTTTCAGCCGTTGGGTTGGAATCTACACCATATGTTGTTTCTTCTTTTGCCAGCAATACAGTGCGTTCAGTTAGTTTAGACATCGATACCTCCATTTTTCACTAATTCAACAAGCGTTGCCTTATTGGCATTGTGTGGATAGTATATTTGCACAGAATCCAGGATTTTTGTCAATTCCGCTTTGGTAAGCTGTTCAATACCAGTCTTTTTTTCTGGTTTACGTTTCGGTGTTCTATATTTTACCATTTTTTTCACCTCACGATGGATATCTTACGCGTTCCCGGCAACGTACTTGCACGAAAACACTTCCAAGGAAAGATCGTTCATCTTCCCGCCATAACACTTTATCATACCTAATTTCCCAGTCATCATACGATATTCTTTCACCGCCAACAACAGGGTCTTGTTGGTGCGTCAGCAATACTTCTACGATTGCTTCGGCATACCTGGCCCGTTGACGTTGTAATATACTAGGATCATTGTGTTTTAGCAATGCCACTATTGCTATATTATGCGATAGATCCATTAAATATCCAGTTGTCAGTTTTACGTCAATTGTTGTTGATCCCGGTAGAATAACAATAACAGGAAAGTCACCTGTACCAAATAAGGTATGTTTGTCATCGTAGGCCAATTCATATCTATTTGGAAGTGGCAAGTCAACGTATGGATAATCGCCTTCAATGCGTTGAAAATCAGCTGGCTGTGTTTCACCTGTTCTTGTTTCTAAAGCGTATGGCAGGTATTTCTTCAATAAAACAAGGATTGCTTCCTGTGCCCTTTCCATTATGCGCCGCCTATAAAGTCGCTTATTATCTGTTCCAAGGTGGAAATAAAATCATCTGACAACGCCATTGGTGGTCTTCGTGGCATCTTTTTTGTGCCTTCTTGGTGAAAAACCGCATATTGTACAGCTGTACCAATTTTAACGCCACCTTGCTCCCTGCGGATTATAGTATCGCTTGTTCCAGAAACCAAAGATCTTTTTAGTGTACCGTCAAGCTCCAATATTCCAGCAGTCGGATAATGCTTTGCTTTCCATTCTGCATATGTAGGCGATAATTTCTCCCAACCACGGTTCCAGTTAATCTTGTTATCTTCAAGGAATGCGTCAACAATCTGATCTGCCACAGGAGAAATGTCTTCTACGCGTTGGTTTATGCCGTCAAGCCAACCAGTAACGTTTTCTTCAACAGTAACTTCTACCAAGAATTTTCCCCCATAACGAAAGTGTGATCTTTACCATTATTATAAGACACTTCCTTGTGTCTACCAGCGTCAGCACACACATTAGGGTACTTTGTTATTATGTCCAACGTTTTCTCCCACCTTGATAGATATTCCTTTTCCTTTTCTGTGGTATCGGAAACAAGACCTGAATATGCTGACATTACATGTGATACAACGTAACCAAGCAATCCTGAACGGATAATAGCCAGGGTGATTGCTGAAGAAGGCTTCACTGGTGTAACGATACCAGCATTATGTAATATACCATTTATAATGTTTTCAGCTTCAAGAATAAACTGTTCTATATCACTTACTGTTGGAGAAGTTGTATCTGACCATCTGTCGTTTAGTTCGCGTTCTACGTCAGATATAGTTATATACATCCAATCCCCCTGTTTTATACGTTATGCGATCTTTCCATTCTTCTTGTTTTCCAATATTCCACGCTTCTACAGGTCTAAGATACCCAACAACACGTGAATATACTTCACGCTTTGTGCGTTCTGATGCTGGAATAATTGTACCATCTTCTAGCAAAAGATCGTCTGGATGGGGGAAGGTGGTGCCTTCCCCCATCACAGCTACCAACTGAAGTGGTATTTTAAGCCACCCATTACCCATGCTCCACCAAAGGGTGCACTTGGACTTATTGCATATGGGACATTGACAGCTACGTCTAACATAACACCTTTCCAGCCGGCAACACCCGAAACACCGATGAAACAAGCTGCATTGGTTGTTCGAAAGCCATCCAAATACACAAAAGCACAGATATTCCCACCAACACGAATGTTGGGTGTAACGTTCCACAGTGGTTGGATACGCACACCATACCAACTATTGATGTATAGCGGGCTGCCGATTTCAAGTGTGTTTAACATTGAACCGGAATCCCAACCAACTGACAGGTAAGGATATGCGATTGAACCACATGGGATAGCCGTTACGCCAATTATAGGTCCAGCAACAGCATAAACACTTAGACCTATAGCCGCAAGAATACTAGCTATTGCCCTTTTCATTCACACGCTCCTTTTATCCACTGATAATATTGTGCATAAAGCACCCAAGACCAGCACCAACAACCTTAAAGGCACTGATTTCGTATGTTTCTACCAACCAGGACTTGCGATCTTCGTCCCAGAACTTTCGTGTACGCATTGGATGTGCCTCAAAGGTATATCCAGCTGTCGGCATCATTAGCCCAGGTGTTGGAGCAACATAAGCCGCAAGAACACCTTCAGGCCACACATCTGCGAATACAGGCTCCGCACCAGCAGGAGCTGTGTTCACAATTGTGTTACCGACAAGAACGCGGTCAATCTCCAATAGCGCTGCAAGGAGATCTTTGGTCAGTACAGCCCGCTGTGTGTACCGGATGCGGTCAAGGATACCGTCATTTTCAGCGATAACCTCCCACACACCTGGTGATACAAGCAGTGTATTTGGCCGCTTTGCACCTGTTCCGCGTACAGCGTCGAATGCGCCCTTAATGTCCCCAATGATATCTGCACCAGCGTTGTTCCACGGTGTTGATACAGTTGTGATGTTAATATCATTGGCCCATACACCAGTCTTAAAGATCATGTTTGCTAGCGTGGTCTCAAGACGCAAATGAACCTTATCAGCCGTATATACAGCAGCAGAAGCCATAAGGTCAAGTGGAGGGTCTTGGTTCTTAAGGATACGCTCCGGGAGCGGTTGTTTTACGCCGTACTCCTCCGCAACATATGGCTCCTTTGAAAGGATCATACCAGCCACTGGCGTGGTATCACCAGGTGCTACTACGCGGGCTTCATTACGGAACCAGTTACCTGGGTCGTATACGAAGTAAAAGTCTGATTCCCTTCCATTTGTCTGAACAACAGGGAATAGTTTATCCCACACATACTCCGAATTGCGGTATGCAGTGGTAATGCTTGTTAGCGCACGATCTTCTTTAACCATTTCACGTGTTGGATTCATTCTTACCCCCTATTACCCTTCATCCCCGGCACCAATACGGCCAGCCGGTACAATGAATACGGAGATGATACAGTCACTATTCGCATCATCAAGTGCGATGGCAAACTTCGTGTCCGCTTCTTTCGCCAGCGTAAGGAAGCCGTTATCGTCTGTGGTAAGGTACTCACCAGGAAGGATCTGTCCGTTATCCGTATTGACCCATGCCGGTGTTATACCAGCCATGATTACGTTAACACAGAATCCTTCACTGGCACCTTCTTGTGCAATTCCAATTGGACCCTCACCGGCCATCGCGTGTTCAATGTCCCCAGTAGGGTTCAGCTTGACGGCACGGTACTGGGTTACAGTCTCATCGTCTTCCACACACCATGTGTTAGTAAATACCATCGGAAACTTCCCATATGCCATGTTATACCTCCTAGGTTAGATTGCGCATCGCATTACGATACGCGACTACAGGATCGGTACCAGCCCTAATAGCATCGCTAATAGCCTTGGCCCGACGTTCCTCCAGGTCTCCCTGTGACTCCGCACTGTCAGTGCCGTATTCATCTGGCATTGAACGTGCTACACCTTCTTCGACAAAACGAATCGCCTTTTCAGGGCACATATCATACAGTTCAACGAAAAAGTTAACCTGTGCAGGAACAAGCTTGCCTTCTGCAATAAATTGTTTTACGTAGGCGTCACGTTTATTCTTAGCGATTTCAGCTTTTATTGCACTTAGTTCTAGGTTTGCCTTTTCTGCTTCTTTGGTTTTTATATCCAGTTGTTCTGTAAGCGCACTGTTTTGTTCCATAAGCATTGTGGCTTGGGCATCTTTCTGTTGGTAGGCCAAGCAAAGCGTTTCTATAACATCCCGGCCTTCAGAAAGTGTGATCCCAAAATCACACAGGAATTTTTCCAATTCCTTGTTCATCGTATTTACCTCCTTTTCACTGGCTGTGATAGATACAATCCCGGCAGGTGGATACATATAATCCCCTTCGCGCAGGATTTCAACCCAATCAGCTTCTACATCAATTTCCTGTAAGCCTTTTACAAACGGCCTGTTTGTTAGTGTAAAAGCAAATAGTACATTTGGCGTTACTACACCGCTTTCAGGATCAACATAAGGAGCAATCTCCACAGAAGGGTAGCGATACTTCTTTGTTGCTATTAGTTCTTTCCCTTCCTTCGTCCAGTCAACTTTAGCCCACAACGATACCTTTGATGGGTCTGAACTTGATTTATCTACTTTCAAATCTTTTACCCATCCAACGGCTCCTGTGTCAGGTTTGTGTGACACGTCTACCGACACATCAACACCACGGACATTGTTTTTGAAGTTATCAACAATCTGTGCCATGGAAATCGGTTCGGCAGAACTTCCTTTTATTGCGGCCAAAGCTATACGAATTGCCTTACCTTCACAGTCTTCACCTCCACTTGCTTTGCAATCTGCAAGAACTGTGTTTGCGATCTTCAAAGCTTTCTGAAGATCTTCTCCCGATAAATTCTTAAAAGCATCCGGCTTATTCTTTGTACTCCAGGGCATAATCACGCTCCTATTTGCGGCAGACCAACCAGATCCCTTACCTGGTTTTCAACCGCTGTGTCGTGTGTAATGACACCAGCTTTTACCAGTTCAGCTATCCCAGACATTATATCACTTATACTTCTTTCAGGTATTTTAGCGCAGTGTAATCTTGGTACACCTGCTTCTTTGCCGAAATTATATCTTACCAATTCAGATATTCCACCGTTTTCACCTATATGACCATTTGTGAATACTTCACCGATGTTGTCTGCTATTCCCTGCAAAGAAAGCATAAATAAACCTGTTTGATCGGCTGAAACAGATCTGCTGCCAAATTTTGTTTCACCAAGCGCAAGGAATTCCGTAAGAACTGACCGCAACATTAGCATATCATGATGTCTGATACTATCAAGTACGTTGGTCCCATTACCTTGTTGGCCTGTAAGAATCTTTATAACTTTGTCTGGATCGCTTCCGATTGGAAGCATTATATAGCTTGCTTCGTTTGATTGAAGTGTCCTTGCTGCGTTTTCAAGGGAAGTTCTGTCAATAGAAGATGTTCCTTCAGGTGGAGATATAACTGGTACACCAACGCCATAACGTTCATGACGTATTGCATCTATTTTATATAGAACATCTTTAATCTTCCAATGTTTATAAGCTGGGCGTAGGATAGATACACCGGCAAAGTTAAGGCCAACTTGTTTATTGGTTAACCGTAATATACGGTTAGCCGGTATTTGAAATTCCCTATACTGTCCAGTGTTGGTGTCTAGGGCATATTGTGTGATAGAAGTAAGTTCACCGTTTTTTACGTTCCATTTAACTATTGTCCAAGGAAGTCTTGGTGCAAGCTTCTTCCATACCATCTGCCCATCTACGCGATCGTATACAACTTCAAAAACAAAATGTCCATATAGCAAATATGTTAAGGCTTGTTCCAGTGTTCTTTGAAATATAGGCCATAGGTTTTCGCCTACAAAGTCAGCGATTTTTTGATCTATTCGCCTATCTGACGCTGGAACAAGATCCCATTCTGCAGCTAGTAGTGGGAGTGTAATAGCAGACCAAATTGCACTACAGGTTCCATCGGATCTAACCATTCTATCTACTGTATCTGCTGTAAATTCATTTAGGTAATCTTCACCAAGCACATCAGACACACTTTGTGGACGTTCAATGCGGCCTGATATTAACACTGAACCAGTTTGTCCAATTTCTGCCATCACAGCTCCTTGCAACGTTTTGCTATTTCTTTGTGAAGTTTTATGCTTTCATCCTTTTCACCATTTCTGATCTTAGACGTAAGATTAACAGCAGCTAGATTCCATTCAGATACCCAATCTTCTTTAGCCGTTGGAGATAGCGAATACGCTGAAGAAGGCGTACGTGTTATTTCACCAGCCATTATACCATCTTGTGTGTCGTAAAGGTCAATGCGGATAAACGGCAATAGGATATTACTGGCCAATATCTGCATTTGTGCTTCGGCATCTTCTATAACATCTGGATCAGGTGCCTTTATACTACGATCTATTGACTCACCCTTTGCTATCGGTGTTACCATCGGCTGCCAGTTAGGGTAAAACCACTGCATGTTGAGCGATAGCCTGTTATGCCACTTCCTACGCATAACGCTTATTGCTTTTGGTTTACCATCAAAGCAATAAAACTTTATGTCATCAGGTAACCCGCCCCTTCTACCTACTAGCAATTCTTCTACTAGCCACTTACCACCTAAGCCACTCCTAGCACTTTCACCGACAATCCATTCCCGCCAGTGATCAAGTTCCTTCGCCTTGCCGGTGGCCGCGTTCTCCCACAACCCGTTCTTATTACGACGCAGGCCAATAGAAGCATGTCCACCATAACCACGCCTTGGTTTTATAAAGCCAGATCCATTATCTTCCAGCGCTTTGAACGCTTCATCCAGTGGAACGGCTGTTCGGACGATAAGCTTAGCAATCTTCCCCCCTAGACCGCCTACAAGTTCCCGTAGCACCATCTTGTTACCGGTGTTGCTGTATAGCCATGCCACTTCGCTTGGAAGGTTTTCTTTAGTCCACCGTACCTGTTGAATACGTAGGACGTCAATGAATCGTGGCGTCTTGACTTGCCCAATAATTTCAATGCAATCCTGCGATACTTCTTTGTCAACCTGCTTTGCTACAACGCATTGTACACGGGCTTTGTCTGGTCCACGGCGCAGTTTTTCAATGAATACGTCCATTGCTTCTTCTATACCATCTACGATTAGCCTAACAGTTCCATCATTGGCATTCCACACAACGCCTTTTATTCCAAGTTCTTCACCGATTTGCTGCACCCATCTTCTATAACCTACGTTTTGCACTAAACCTTTTACTTTTATTTCGTAAGGCACTTACCCTCCTTTAGCCATTTAGCGCTTTCATTCCAATAATCGAAATACTTTTTTGTTGTTTCTTTGTTTATGTATTTAAACAGCAAAGGGCGTCTTGTGATTTCACTGAAATACATACCATCTTCTGTGTCGTATATATCAAGCCTGATAAATGGAACTTCTATGAGTGAACCAAATCTGTCGGCCACATCGATGAAATCTTTAAAATTCGCTGGAATTTCTGTCAGTTTGTTTTCCAAAAAGTCTTTGGCTTCTTTGGGGAGGTGTTTCTTCAATGTATTTATTACATTTCCATCCCTATCCACTTCGATATTATGACGTATTGGCTTCCCGTTTTTAACCCATTCCCTGCGTATGATTATAGCGTTTAAAGCACGTGGGGCAAAGATATGAATTTTTACTTCGTTTTTTATATCAAGTATTTTTTCTACCATCCAAAGCTTGCCGTCTTTTGATAGATATGAAGCCCAGCTGCTTATGCTTTTCTTCCCAAGTACAGGTGATATAAGCCCACCACCGCTACGCCTTAATTCAAAACATCCTACTGAATTACTACCATTAATTGGTTTTATGAATCCTTCCCCGGCATCAAATATTACCTGTAACGCTTCTTCTACTGAAACATGTGATATAAGAACATCTACGAACTTAAGATCTGGTAGAAGCTGTTTTGCAAAATTCCTTCGTACTGTTTTGTCGCTGGTTAGATATATCCGTGCAAGGTCAAAGGGAAGATTACTACGTATCCAGTCATTGGCACCGGTGTGTAGGAATTTCCAGAATTTATTTACCATGAAAGTTTTCCTGTTATTGTTCCTGAACCAACCTGCGTTTTACCGGAATGTGGTTTTAACCCAACCCAATAACCAACAAGTGCTGAATCGAAAAAATCTGGGCTATTTGGAGGATCGACAATTCGCAGTCGACCGCTACTTCCGTCATATTTATAGGTCATTGCCATCATGTCGTTTTTTAATTCACCGGCATCCTTTGGTAAGCCTATTTTACCCTGTATAAGATCTTCCCGCAACATCCAGGCCACTTCTGCTTTTAGGTTAGCGAACCTAGCTGGATCACTGGCCTTCGATCCACTTATCCACCCTTTGGCCGGTATTCCTAGTTCTTTTAAGCGGTCTAGGACGCCTGCACCCAAACCGCCTGTTTCTTCTATACCGATTATACTTGCACCACTTTCGCGCATCCACCCAACAAGTTTACCACATGTTTCCATTGTGTCTGTATTCTTCCAGGTTCTTATTTCTTCGATTGTTAGCCCGTCCCAAAGTGTAGCAACTGTATTATCGTTGCCATATCTTGCTATGTCAACACCAATTCTACGAATTCCGTCCAAGCCTTTTTCTGGTGCATTTGCTATTGCTTTGAATGGGAACACAGAATTCTGTGATTCGCTTGGGTATTTGCCAAGTACAGCCATTTGGTAAACAGATGAATCTTCGCCGAATTCTTCTTTTATTCTTTCAATCCAACCACGTGTCGCCATTCCTGGGTAGATTTCTTTGTTTTGTACAACGTTTGGTGTGTCCAAAGGTGATAGGTGGATTGTTTTGCGCCAAGAAAGCGGTTTTGTGTAGCCTTCATAAAACCAACCAGAAGGAACCGAAGGGTTTGTCATGGCCACTATATGGTTGTCTTCCGATGTTATACATTTCCCCAGCGAATCCCTTGTATCATCGCCCACACCGCTGGCTTCATCTACGATAAAGATCAGGTTCTTAGCGTGAAAACCCCTGAAGGCTTCAGGATCATTGGCTGCACCAGTCCATATCGTAGCGAACCAGTCTTCCTGGAATGTAACAGATTCTGCAAGTGGGGCCGGAAGTTCAAGTGGGGGTTCAACAGACAATAACACTTCACGGAACTTCTTGTAATGGGACTGGAATTCGGCCCAAGCCTGTCTTTTAGCCTGCGATAATTTTGTTGCCAGGAATATAACCTTTGATGGTTGTTTACAGATAAGAAATGCCAGCCCAATTAACCCCGATACAAAGGTTTTACCAGTGCCGTTTCCGCTTAAGACATAGGTTTCAGGGTTTTCAAAGGCGCTATAATAGACCTTTTCCTGGCCTTCCCACAGGTTTATCCCCATATGGGTTTTTGCAAAAGATAAAAAGCCTTTTGGGTTATCCCCGATGGCGTACATCAATTCTAGTCTTGGGTCAGACATTTAAGAATTTCTTCCCAACCAATGTCGCACTTAGTGTGTTCTGTGTATTGTCCGCTTGAAAGGCGTTCAATGTCAACGCTAAGCTTTAAAAGAAGTTGGACGTCTTTTGGCGTAAGTTCTGTCGCATCCATGTCGTCTAACCGCTTCCATATAATATCCTGTATAGCACGCGCTATTGCAATATGGCGCATTGCCATACTACGCCTTTCGCTGATTATTTCTGCGTCTTCAGTGGCGGCTAGATAGTTATCCCATTCCCTACACCGTTCATCCCAATCCCAATGTGCCTTATATTTTGTCAGCACAGAAGGTGAGCATGAAAGTAAACGCGCTGTAGTGGAAATATTGCGCTTACTTCCAAGATCACGGTACACACGAAATGCTTCATATTGCCTTAGTGATTCGCCTTCCATTCTATCCCAAGCCGCCATTATAACCTCCGTATTCCAAGATAGGGTGGTATGGTTCGCCCAGGATAGCGGAGGGTTCTACCCTGGCATACCACCCTTATCCGGAGTTTTTGTATTTTACCACATTTCAGCCAAAAAGTCAAGTGCGCCGCGTAGTAGAATCTACTAAAAAGCACCAAAATATAATTGATTGGTAAAAATCAATTATATTCAATGGCCATACCAGTATTTAGTACTTTGGTATTAATACTAGTATTTAATACTATGTATTATTAAAGGGGGGAGTTCCCCCCTTTACCCCCCCTAGGAGGGTACACCCCCTTTAGTGGGGGTGTACCCTCCTTAGGGGTACTTGGTATTAATACTAGTATGTAATACTAGGAAGGTGGCTGGTATTAAAAAAAACCAGCCACCTTCAATCCTGGCCTAATAATTCTTTTAAACTGACTTCCCGGTAAAACAGCCTAGGGCGTTTTGTTTCCCTTCCAGGGGGGGTAGACGTAGGGAATGACTGTGTCCACCCTTCGAAGCCATTTACGGGGCTATTAGACGCCTTGTAGACGATTCCAGGGGGAAGACTATCCAACTTAAAAACCACAAAGTCAGACGAACCATCACGGTTACTTTTCCATTCCGAAGGCTGGCAGGAACTTTCCCGCATCTTCGCCAGGTCTATTATAGTCCACTTGGCTATTCTGCTTTCCGTTGGATCTGCAAAAGCGTATAGCATGTAATCGCCAAGACCTGACAACATCTTATCGAATTCTGACCTATTACCAGATGGAACATTTAAACGGAATGTTATTTCATTTTCATACTTCCTGTACTTATCACGTCTTATCCTGACAGATATCTTACGGTCTCCTACGATATAATCAGTGTTTTCATTAATATCTTCGTATTTACTTGCTTTAACCGGTTCG